TTTTTATATTTTTAGCGTGTCTTGCTTTGAAAGATTTACGCTTTGCTTTCATTCTTGCTGACTCACCTTTTTTAGGCTTACCTGCAGTTCCTTTTATAGTGCCAACCCTTTTACCTTGCTGACCAAATCTGATGAGCTTTACTTTATCCCCTACTTTAGCTACAACTACGTGAGACTTTGTAGGATGATTTGGAGTACGCTTGGCTTTATTATATCCGCTTACTCCTGCTCTTGCTAATCTTGGATCTTTCTTTTTAGCCATAATTACGGTGTTAATGCTGTATCTGTTGCTGAAACTACAAAATCAGATGTTGTATCTACAACTCTATATTTAATTTTAAAGAAAAAATCAGAGCCTGGAGTAGCTACAGAATCAACACCATTACCTGTTGATACGTTTCTGAATTTGAGCTGTATTGGTTTATTTATACCAAGTCTTGCTTGTACTTGAGGTATATCCCTTACAACCAAAGTGTCCTTAGAAAGAGCGTTATTTACTTGCCCTCTAGTGAATGTTCCAAGAGGAACTACTGTAGAATTACTAACCCCATCATCTGGTGTGCAAATAAACTGAAGTCTGTTTTGCTCAGATCCGCTTACTATAGAAGAAGGAAAACTAGCATCAGTTCCTGAATAGTCTACAAACATAGTAGCCTCAATCATCTGTATTGCAGTATTTGCTCCTGGAGCAGCAAACACAGTTAAAGGACTACTCCCCATGGTTTTCATTCTGGCTCCAGTAACCTTTAAAGTTTTTACTCTTTCATCTGATTTTACTACGCTATTACTAGAGTCTACAACTAAAGAACTGTAATTTCCATTAACACTCTCCGCTGTTGTTACTTTAAGATTTCCAGCAACTGTAGTTAACGAGGATGTCCCAGCTGCTATCGTTGCGTCAACCTCACCAGCTGCGTCTCCATCTTCTATTGAAAATCCAGTAACATTGCTTCCATCATGAGAAGCAACTTGCATGAATATTTTTCCACCCTCTTGACCGCTACCAGTTTCTTTAGAATTACACTCTATTAAACCATATTGTTGCCCCGTATTACCAGCGTCATCATGACCTATAAAAAATATCTGGCCAATTCTATCTCCGTCAGCAGAAGTCCCCGAATCTCTACTTTTTGAAAATATTATGTTCCCTGAAAGTGCACTATTATGAGTGTTTTCTAACCTTAACACAGGTTGAAAACTATCACTATCTGTAATACTAAACGTTGAACCACTATACGTTAAGTTGCTCGAGCTTTGTATTGCGCTTGTTCCATTGCCAAAAAGTAATTCATTAGCTGTAAAACTTGTAGCGCCTGTACCTCCGTTAGCAACAGGTAGCGTTCCAGTAACACCGTGAGTATTGGCTGCACTGCCATCAAAGTTTACAGCTGACGTACTAGCTAGGTCTGTTTGAAAAGCTCTAGGAGTAGCCAATGCTGTAGCTGTAGACGCATTTCCTGTAAGCGCACCAACAAAAGAAGTTGACGTAATTGAAGAAGCTCCAGTTACAACTCCATCGTCTATATCCACACCTTCAATAACTACGCTTTGTCCATCAGTCACATTGATAGTTAAGTCTGCAGCAGTAGAAGATGTTATTGTATTACCATCTATATTTATATTGTCTACTTGTAAAGACGTTAATGTTCCTAATGACGTAATGTTAGGTTGAGCCGCTACAGAAAGTTGTCCAGCATTTGTCATTGCTGCTGTAGTTCCCATAGTAAGAGTTCCAGCTAAAGTAGTAACCGAACTTGTTCCAGCTCCTATAGTAGCATCTACTTGATTTGCTAAGCTGCTACCTTCAAGTTGTAACCCTGGTTGGATTGTAGATCCATTTGCTGTAACTAAAATATTATATTTACCTGCTTCAGCCCCGTCAGCCACATTAGTTATCTGACTGCTAATAGATGTAATTGCTGTTAATTGATTTGCATCATTAAATGCTTGATACTGAATTGTACCAGCAACATCGTTATTCGCAGCGCTACCTGATGGTTGTTTAGCAAAAATCAATCCTGGTCCATTAGCATCTGAGTTGGAGTTAGCTAAAGCTAAAGTTGGTTTAGCGGAAGATGTAGAAGCAATAATGGCCTCTTCATTTGAAAATGTAAAATTAGCTTCGGCATTCATAGTGTCAGCGCCACTAGCAGTAACAACCCTGTTGTCAACGCCATTGCTCATAAAGTCCGATACATCAACGCTAATGTCTGTACCAACTATATCAATACCTGTTCCAGGACTTAAAACTGGAGCATCTACTCCTGCAGGACCAGTTAGACCTACATTAGTTACACTAACTACTATGGGTGTAGCAGACGAAGCGTCTACCGTTGTTGTTGATGAATTTAAAACTTGTATAGCCATATTAGTTTTATGTTGTAATGTCTCCTACTACTTTAAATGTTCCAAATAAATAAGTCTTTACTAGATCAGCTCCGTCTACATCGCTAGATGGGTGAGTGTTTTGAATATCATAAACATAAAGACCTGCAGCTGCAATCATCTCTGCAGCTTGAGCAGATATTGTAAGTTTAGAGTTTGTTGCTACACCATCAGAAATAACATAGCTAAACTCAGTGTCTGGAATTATAACTGTACCTCCAGACTTTGTTACAACATCCATCTTCCATCCGCTTGTTGGTATAGTAGCGTTAAATTCTAAAACAAGTTGAAAAGAATCATTTCTTCTGCAAATAATATCTAGCCTTCCTGCTGTGTTTAAGTTTACTGTGGGATATGTTGTAGACATTGTTATTGTATAATATTATTAACTATTTCATCGATTCGACTTTCTGGTGAAGCCTCTTCTTCTTGAACTTCATCAAGCTCTGCTCTTATTCCTTTTCTTTGAGAAATAAGTTTACTTTGCTCTACAGCTTGCTTTTTAACTCTAGTATCTTTTCTGTCTTCTTTTAATACCTCAAGTTTTTCTTTAAACTCTTGTTCGTCAGTTTTAAATCCTAAAGTAGCTTGAGCTCTAATGAGTTCTATTTCTTTTCTCATCTCATGCTTAGCCATCTCCATACGCATCTCTAACTCAGCTTTCATCTGCATTTTTTGAGCATCTATCTGAGCCTCCATTTGCATCTCTTGCTGCCTAGCTTGTGATGCAGCTTGAGCAGATTGCGCTTGGACTTGACCTTGCATTTGAGTATTTTGCTGAACCAGCTGTTGGTTTCTAGCTATTCTCTTTTTTCTACGAACAACAAGAAGTCTCTCTGCTTGATTGACATCTTTTAATTGTCGTATGGCCATAGCGTCTTCTATATCTAATTCTTTTTGAGATAAAGCTATCTGAATGTTTTGTTCTAGATACTGCTTCTCAATATCTTCCATCTCTTTAACCACCTGCACACCAAAGTTGTACATAGATAGATCTTTAAAAGAAGTAATAACCTTCATGTTTGTTTCGCCTATAGCGTTTGCATAAGCTCTAAACACAGATGAATCTTCTGGTAAAACCTGTAGACACTTTACTATATCTGAGCACACCTTCTTAAATAAAACCATAGAAGAGTATGTCATATCGTATATAGCGTTATTACCTGCAGCTATAGCTTGCTGTCTAACACCTACAAGAGCATCGCCCTTTGGAGATGAAGCATCCATAACTTCATTGATTCCAGTTGCGTCTCTAATCATACGTAGGTAGTGATTATACAATCCAATAAACTCATTGATGTTTCTTACAGAGTTGCCTATTTCTCTAATCGGTGGGTTTTGGAAACCTCCTTCTGGATTTTTACTTCTGTAGTAGAATACACCAGTCTGCTCGTATATATCGTGCAGCTCTAACGGCTGAAGCTCACCTCCTTTACCTAACTGTACGTTTTCTAAACCTTCTATGTCAATAATGATTCCATCTGGTTTAGCCTTAGCAACAGCTTGTTGTATTTTCAAGTGAGTAAGCTGAAGTTGATCTGCGAAGCCTATACAGCTATTAACCATAGACTTTGGAATCATATCTTCAATATTTGTAGCGACAGCTGAGTAAGAAAGATTTACACGAGATAAATCATGAAGATTCTTAGGTAAGTTTGTCTTTTTACCATAGTTAAATATCTTATCGCACCCCATAACAAAACAGCCACCATAAACTGTAGCGTTATCCATCTCTCTCATTACCCTAACAGACATTGAGTTTTCTGGCGGCGTATACCCCTCTTTCTTTTGATAGAAGCCCATGTTGCCGTGCTTACTTTCTTTTTCTTCAAAAAGCATTTTATCGACAGCCATAAACTCAAAGTCTAGAACCTCTACTACATACTTGTCATAAGCAAACGTTGGTCTATTATGTCTAGTATCATAAGAGTGTGCGCTCATTCCTGATGAATCATATCCATACTTCTTCTGAGCTTTTTTAGCAATACTTTCTAGATCCTCCTCTGATAGTTCTCCAGCTGATATTCTACGAAGCTCGTGTATTGGCATTCGTCTAATATGGCCAGCATAGATGAGATCACTAAATCCAGGATCTTTTACATCATTATGTATAAAATCTATAGGGTCTACATAGTTTGTTACAATACCATAGTTAGGGTCATTCTCTCTCTTTACAACAGCCATCCCTAAAGTAACAATGTCGTTAACACATCGTCTGTAAACCTTGTCGTGGAAATCATTCCAGCTTAACGTCATATTCGTAGCTATCTGTGCAGCTACCTCTGCAGACGTTTTGATCTGAGTATCCATAAAGATCTCAGCTTCTTCTAAAGTATCTGGTATGTTCTCTACATCAGCAACATCTACTCCAGTTTTATCTTTTATGTTTTGTAAAGCTTTCTTTGCATTCACAAGAGCTTCTTGCTTTTTCTTTTCTCTTTCTTTTTCTGAAGAAGAGATAGGATCAACAGCTTCTAGATTCGGATAGGGTTCTCTAGATAAGATCTTGTTTACAACGATTCTAACAAACTTAGGTAAGATCGGTACAGGAGTAAAGTCTAAGTTTAAAAAACTTCCATCTCCATTGTTTGGATCTAAACTTGTTAGAAGCTGTCTATAGATACTTGTATCTTGCGTACCTCTAGCGTATGCTCTATTCTTTACAAAGGTATCTTTTCGCTTTCTAATTAGCGTGCTTCCCTGTGTTCCTGAAGACCATTGATTGTAAATAGCCTTAGCGTACCTTAAACCATAATCCTTGCTTTCCTTTTCTGATTCAGGAGCAAGCGGATCTGGGAAACCACCTTTTTTATTACTTTGTGTGTTACCGTACATTAGTGCAAATATAGTGAAATTAAGAGTGCCATTGTTTTACTTTGTATTTTCTAAAAAACTTTGTTTCATCAAGTTTCTTTTTAGGCTTTTCTTTCTTTACTTTTTGCGCAGCAAGAAGAGCCAAACCAGAACTTATTGTTAAGTCAAACTTGGTTCTGTCGTTAATTTTATAACCAATCCAATCCTCAAGAGTTCTGTTAAAATACATATGCCCTACCTCACCTGTTTGAGCGTTTTCTCCAACATGATCATGAATGTATGCTTCTATCGCTTGAGCATGTGACTGTATAACATCTTGTGAGTTTGATGGGATTCCTTTTGTCTTCACATTCACTTTAGATGTAGAAGAGCTAAGATGTTTAGGTCTATCCATAAGATAACCATCATAACCTCTTGATTCAAAGTATCTTACGATACCATATTTGTTGTTCTCCACAAGAAGAGGGTATCCATAGTAGAATGCACACATAAGAACATCCTCATAAAATATACTTGCTAGATCTGGACGAGAAGCGTATTCTATTACAAATGAGTTACTTAGACCCTCCATGTTAAACTTATTGTATAAGTGCATTGCTCCTTTAGACCCTCTACCATCAACCGTTGCATCTAGATCATAGCTATCGACCCCTCCTACACCAATGTGAGCATTCCCTGGTTTTCTTTTACCATACTCTTCTATGAATTTATTTCTATTACTATCCTTTGGTTGCCAGGACATTCTAAATCTACCGTTAGGGTCTGGAGAGAATATAACCTCTTTATCTTTTTCTTTCCACATAAAATTACCTCTCACTACTGGAGTAGGAAATAGATTGTTGTTAAAATCAATCTGCTGATAGATCTTACCTATATTAAATAAACTTCCGTCTATACTATCTCTAAATGCTTCTTCTTCTGTAAACGGAAACTGCCTAACAACCTCGTTTAGTTCTGATGCATCTGCTTTGAGGCTGTCCCTTTCATTCTTTAAATAAGTTTTACTACCTAGTCCAACAAGATCTCCATCTAATCCTTCTATGGGTTTGCTAGGGTTATCTATCACTGGATTGCCATACACATCAAAGAAACCTTCTAGAGCTTCGTATGCAGGTATAAATATTCTGTAAAGTCCAGTCTTCGTTCTTCCGTTGGCATTCCTTTCGTTTGGATCACTATCCTCCCATAGCGTTTTATATTCTTTACCACCCTTATCCATAGGGTTTACTGTGCTACCAACAAGAGCTTTACCTACAATCCTTCTACCAACAATCAAGCAAGTTCTTTCTATCCTCCAGGCTTCTCTTATATCGACTGGCTTCTCCCACTTACCTGCTTCATCCAAGTATAGCATATGTAGCTTCTCACCATCGTAAGCATTGTTTGTTGTGTTCTTCCAGTTGACTATGGTGTTTAGAGCATCTCCTTTAAAAGATGTTTTGTTATTCTTTGTAATACGCTTTGATGGCTCACGAAAAGCAAGCTCCATCCTTGGGTTTGTTGTTCCGTCTTGTATCGGTTTAAAAAAGAAAGGGTACGATTTAAATATCGGTACTACTTTCTTCATAAAGATATTCTCCTGAGCGTCTTTACCAGTCTTCGACTGTATTCCCAAAAGCTTGTCTTTAACTTGTGTAGACTCGTCAACAAGAACAGAAGCACAGATATTAGTATAGCCAGAACGCCTACACTTAGTATATAGCTGACCGATACAACGGGGATCAGCTTCGCACGCAGCCATGTGAAGAAATATTTCATTTTGATAGGTAAGGTATGATGGATAGCCGATATCAATTTTCGACCATTGTAAAAACATATAGTGTCGTCCTGTAATGTACGTAGGCGTGCCATGATTGTAAAACCAAACACCGTTACGCCTGCGCTCAAACTCCCCTTCGATGTAGCTAGAAAACTTCTTTCTAAACTCGGGAGGTTTCTCGAACCACTCATCCATAGTTCGTACATTTTGCAACTCTTTGGGCATAGGAATGCGTTGCCACATCTGCATATCCTTTGGTTTTTCATGGAAGAGGATTTTAGATCGCTTCGGTTTTTTCGGTAACACAACGAGTAACCCATGGAGTTCAATACTTTCTCCTTGCGTACCGTTAGGGTCGATCTTAATCCCTTTATCTTCGTATCCATCTATTTCTACAAGATTCATTACTTACTTCTTCCATACTTATCCATCCCCCCTATACTAGGGAAACCTTTTTTAGGGTTACTAAGTTTCATGTACTTATTGCATGGACACTTAATATCATAGACAGCTTTACCTTCATGTATCTTGATGACAGCAGAAGTTACTTCTACTTCGTGATCACAGCATTCGCATTCAAATTTTTTCATCTGTATTATCTTTTCTGCCTTCTATCCACATAAGATAGGCTTCAATTTCATCTTGAGTGATAGTCATATTGCAATCGCTCCACCAGTTACTTTGAGAATCTTTCTGCAAATCCTCCTGAGTAGTCTTTTTCTTCTTTGATCTTCCCATTTTCTTTTAGTTCTTTTACCATCTGCTCTAGTTTCTGTCTTTCTATAATAAGCTCTTTACAGTCTATTGCAGTTTGTTTTATCGATTGAAGCTCAGCTTTTCTAGCACTACCATTTATTTCTGGATCTACTGGCTTTTTTATTTCTTCTATCATGTTATTGATTGCTATCTGCATACTCTCCATGAGCTTTTTAGATGCATCAACAGTTTTAAACTTCGACATACATTAAATCATCAGGGCGTATTCTAAAATAGATCTTATCATCTATCTCTATTTCATAGTCGCTTCCTTTTTCAAAGCCAACTATATCGCCAGGTTTAACATCTAAGTATTCAGAACGTTCATTATGTTCAATGAACTTAGCCCTCTTAACAGGATTTTCTTTCAATCTAACCACCTCTATATCTCCTACCATGTCATTACTCTGATCTTCAATAACAGGTTCTAACAAAAGCCATCCACCAAGGGTTTTTATCTTACCTGTCTTTTTAGACTTATAAGCAATAGCTTGATTGTTTAAAATATGCTCATCATCATAACGAACAACATACTTATTATCAGTGGGCTCAAGCCCCAGCTCTTGTCCTTTTTGTATTACAACATGGTGATGAAAGTAAAGAGTGTCACCTGGAGAAACACCTGTTTCGTGTTTTAAAGGTGTAGAAACAACCTCACCTCCAGTAATTCTGTGTTTAAATTCTTGATACTTTGAGTCTAAGTAAAGCTCCATGCCATTACTCATCTTAATCGTATCCTTTCTCGTCTTATCTAGTTTGACGATAAAGCATCTTAATGATCTCATAAATTAAAAGTTTAAATCAAATTCAAGTAAACAAGACATGTCATCAATGGCTTTCCATAACATGTTCTCATCATTTTGTTCTACATACACAAGGTATCTTGTTTTACCATGTTTATGCAAATGTCTTTCGTCTTCTATTATAGCGCTTATCTTTCCGCTACCTGCACGCATACCTATATAATAAGCCATGCCGTCTTTAGGGTCTTTGCCGACCACAATTTTCCTAATAAGTCCTTCCATTTTATTCCAGTTCAATTCCAAGGTCCCCTAGAAATCCTCCTAAGCCTGAGTCTTGTTCATCGACATAAGTTCTATCCATAATGTCTTTCATCACTTGTAACTCTTGACGAGATACTAAATTGTAACTGTAGACGGACTTAACTTCTAGTTCGTTACCTTTTTCGTTTTCAATTAATCCAATAACCATACTAGACATAACCCTATCCGTATAACCCTCTCTATCGATAAAGTCTTCTATCTCTAAGAGCTTTGAATAAAGTTCAGAAAAAAATTCTGTGTCTTTATAGTTCATGATGTATTTTTGACGAAGATACAAAATTTATTTCATGCCAAGGTCAGAAGTTAAAAAGAAAAGATTATTCAGAGAGGTATCTTTTTTACACAGTAGGTATATTAATAAGAACTATTTGAAGAACTTACGTAAAGTAAGGACTAAGTTTTGCAAAGACAGAGATATTAGTTTTAGCCACTTAGAATTTATTCTTTGGTCATACGACAAAGAGTTCTGGACCATCAACTATGCTGTTGAAGATTACGGTTTTAATAAGAAGAACTTTGAGAACAGGATCTTGTGGCCTCTTTTAAATGAAGGGTATGTATATAAACACTTTGATAAACTCACTCCATCTGCCACAGCAGAAGACCATATGTTTAGAGAAGAGACAAAGTTTAACTACAGAGTAAGATATGGGATAACACAAAAAGCCCGAATGTTAATTCAAGCTTTCTACAATAGATTAGAAGATTAAATTACTGAGTACGTTGTTTTCCCGTTCTCACGAGTAGCTTTGAGACAACGCTTACGGTTTTCCCCGTCATGTACATAAGAAACGTGAACCCAATCAGGATTATCATCCGTACCAAACTCCCAGATAATTTGATCAAATTCAAGATTATAACGAATGTAATCAAATAGATCAGCATTAGTAATCCTTCCATAAACATCAGCATCCAGGTCGAGCGCTCTTCCTTCCATATGTTGACTGCGTTTACTACCTCCGATAGCACGGTTGAGCTCAGGTCCACGATACCCTGACGACACATATATAGGAACTCCGAAATGATCGCGACAAGGTTGAAAAATATTCTCTGCAATTTCTTTAAGATTTGTAACAACCCAATCTTCATGAGGGGTATTATCTATCCCTAATCTTTTTGCTGAGCTGCTCTTTATGCATTCAGCCAATGTTAAGTTCTTAGACAGCTTCATATCTAGTTGTATGCTCCGCATCCAGCTTCAGTGCACTTATTACCTCCGAAACCTATTCCAGCTGCTGCAGTTCTTTCTTGATTTTTTCTAGCAGTCCTGCGTGTTTGTCTTGCTTTCTTTCTAGCAGCGGATTTTCTCTTTCTTTTATTCTTTTTCCTCTGCTTTTCTTTAAACTTATCTATACCTTCTTGCCCCTCCCCAAATTTTCTTTCAAACTTTCTAGTTTCTCTCCTATCTTGTCTATCCATTTTATCTATGTCAAGACCAGTAAACTTACGCATCTCTTTAGCAAGCTTTTTTGCTTCACCTTTTTTTCTCTTTCCAGAAGAGTCAAAGCGACTACCAAGTTTTGCATCGCTTAAGTTACGCTCAGCCTTTTCTCTTGCAGTTTCTTTGTACTCAAAAGACATCACTTCTCCGTTCTCTTCTTTCTTCTTTTTGTTTTTACCTCCGTTTTGGTATTTGATCGCTTTCATGTGGCAAATATAATGAAAAATTAGAGATAGTTTTTGCGCCTTTACAGCAATAATCGTAACAGCCTTGTGTTGTAAACACACATTATCTTACTCAAGCTGCGTATCTACTTGTCAGCTACAAACGCTTAGCTGCTTGGCGAAGTTACAGCAGAAAATCTGAAAAGTCAAGTGCTTAAGTTAACGTTTAAGTAAAATATGTTAAGTAGTTGATATATAACAGCTTGAGCATTTTATAAGGTTTAGGCAAACCTAGGTTCTTAACTCAAAAAATTGCCGAGAAATAGAGATCGTGGGGATTATACATACCTATAAGCGTACGCACGCTACACACGAAACGCATACACGCAACACGTCCCCCTGCATACACGCACGTTTGCGCACAACTTTCAGCTTTTTTTGCACTGACAATCAGCGACTTAGCATGGCAGTCTTAAACAATAACAGCAAGTAGCGCAGTTTAGAGCGTTGATTTACACCTTGGAACAATCCCCCACCTACATGCAACATACGGGTTCACGCATCACACATGACGGCACACAACACGCATCAGGCACACGACATGCACACACCATGCACACGCTATGCAGGCATCACACACACATCACGTTCGCATCACGCTCACACGATGCACAACGCACACATTGCGTCCAGGCATTACGCACACACACCTTGACCAACCCTCATTACTTATTTAGAACGATTCTAAATTACATTTGTATCTTGTTGATGTTCAGTCAATTACAAAAAACTTTCAAAAAAGATTTGGAAACTTAGAATTCATCCCCTTATATTTGCATCGTCTTTCAATCGGAAAGGCATCAAACCAAAAATCTTATACATCATGCTTACAAGCACAGACATCAAGGCCGTGAAGAAGGCCGTAAACCAAGCGAAGTTCAACCCAACAAGCGAGCGTAAGGCACACGCTATCAAGCTCCTTACGGAGCTAGCAGAAGCTGTCGCTAACCTCGAAGAGGTAGCACCTGCACCGAAGCGCAAGCCAAAGCGCAAGGCAAAAGCGAAGGTTTCGAGAAACCAAAAGCT